AACCCTTGAAAGATTCCACCCATGTTTGCAGGTAAGTCGTTGATTGCTACTGGTTGACCCATGAACACGCTGATAAGGTCGTCACGGTCTGCGTTGTCTAGTTCTGGGTTTGTCAGGTCAAAAGTAATTTGGCTGAAATTTGCTTGTGGGTCTTTGCGAAGTGCCAAATAAAAATCGGCTTGGTCTTCAGCGTCGGTCGCATTGTGCAATGTCGTTGTGATGATTTGCGCAAGTGTTCCGTATGTCAAAATTGAAGTTGCGTCACTGGCAGATTTTTCAGCACTGCTTGTCGCACCATACTTAATTGTTAAATCGTTGCGAACGTCGCCCGCACGGGTTTCAGTGCGTAAACCAGCTGCCCTTGCTTGATTTGCCGTAAGTTGAACGTAACCATTTGTTGAAAGGTATTGACTGCGGTGCGTGGCATCAGCGTATGAAATGCGACCTTGCCCGTCCTCGTAAATGTATCCAAGCCCTGAAGTTGCCAACGCTGAAACAAGCGAATAAACGTCGGTGCGGTCGCTTGTTCGTGCTGCTAGTTCATAATCGCCTGGTTGATCTATTTCACCCAGTCCAACGTTTTCAGCATTTGCCCACGTTGTCGCTGGATCGTAGGTTGCCCAAGTCAATGCCCCTGGCACTTCAGCCCATGTGTTCAACAATAAGTCTGAAAGTATTGTGTAAATCTGATTGCCGTCGAAATCTTTGGAAAGTACGCCGTTGGTCAATGCCTTTGGCAAACGTGCCAATGCGCCAAGTGCGGTGATCGAATAGGTTTGGGTAAACGTCGTTGAACCAACGTCAAGCACTTCCAAACCAATGTCCACAACGTTGCCACCAAAAATAGGCACAAAAGCGGCTGACGTGTCTTGAATGGAAACGCTAATTGTGGAATTTATTGAAACGGGAATCGTTGCCTGTAAAACGTCTAGCAGCTGAAGGTTGACGTAACCTGCCTGTGCCTGCTCATAAATATTGGTTCGACCGCTGCGAATTGAAAGGTTTGCCAAAACCGCGTTTGTGTATTCAACGCCGTCTAGTTCAACCTTCCAAACGGGATTCCATTGCGTCATGCTGTGACCAGGTTACCCGCGCCGCCTGTACCGCGATAAAACGAATTATTTAACGTATCTACGATTGTGCGGGCAGTGCCTTCCTTGTCTATCGCACCATTCACGGTCAGGTTGATCGTTGTGCCTGCTGAAGTCATGCTGCCGCGATCACCACCTGACGCCGCCAAGATTCCTGCAAGGCTTGTTGTGCTAACACCTGAAACCCCTGAAGCACCCAAACCAGTGATTGCCGCCTGCGCCGTTACTGCTGCCTTGCTTGCAGTTGTAACGCCACCACCTGTGCCGCCGCCTGTACCACCCGTGAACGTGCTGGTTGTGATCTTGTTACCCGCACCGCCACCGCCCGTGCCTGCTGTTTCGCCGCCTGTTGTAAAACTGCCGCCACCTGGCATTGTGCCGCTGAAACCTGAAATACCTGGCGTTGCCACTGACGTATCGCCAATTTTGGGAATGAACGCAATGTCGGGACCCGTCTTGACTAGGTTAATCCCGCGAATAATTAGGTTGATTCCTTCAATGTACATGTTCAACAATGGTTTGATCGCTGACATTACTTTGCCAATAATGTTGATCGCAATGCTTGCAATTTTTCCAGCGTTTTCAAATGCGGTTCCAATTACTTTTCCAAGTATCGGCGCAACAAACGCAATGACTTCAGCAAATGATTCAAATTCGTCTTTGTTGTTTTTGATTGCCGTTTTGACACGATCAAAAACACTTTTGATACCTTCAAAAATTGGTTGGACTGTATCTTTAACGACTGTGCCGACTTCACTGATTGTTTTGCCAAAACCGTCCGTACCCGTCAAACTAAACGCGTCGGTAAACGCAGTGATTGCAGGAAGTGCGTTTTGATTTATGAATGACAAGAATTTGTCAAGGATTGGCAGCAGTGCAGTGCCTAGCGTTTCCTTTGCTTCATCAAATGCAATTTGAACACGTGCAATTTTGCCTGCATAGGTATCTGCATTTGCAGCGGCTGCGCCGCCAAACAATGACGAAAGTTTTGTTTGCACCTGATCAAACGACATTGTTTTCAATTCAGCAGCTGATAAACCAATGCCCAGTTTGCCCAATGCTGCGGTGTTTCCGTCATAAGCCTTTGCAAGGCTGTTTGCGACGGCTTCGACTGGCTTGCCTGTTGCGGCGGCGACGTCAAGGGCAATTGCCAACAAATCTTGCGCTTTACTAGTATCAGACGTACTTCTCACCAAACGCGCTAGGGCTGGGCGAAGTTCGTCATCTGCAACACCTGTCGCCAATGACATTTGCAGAATTGACGCCTCAGTTGCCTTGATCTGTGCGTCTGTTGCACCTGTGGCATTTTCCAATGCCAATGCCAATTGCGTTTGTGCTTTTTCGTCGTCAATTGCAGCCTTTACCGCTTCGACACCGATTGCGATTGCAGCAGCACCAGCAGCGGCAGCAGCAGCGGCAAACGCCGCACCAATCTTTGCACCAGCCTTGCCAACCTTGTCGCCAAATGAATCAACGTCGCCGCTGGCGGTTTTCAGTGATTTGTTGAGATTGTCAACGTCTCCAAGAATGGAAAGTTTAAGGGTACGACTGCCGCCTGCCACTAGTCGTACTCCTTAACTATCTTTGAAAACGATTCTTCCCAGCGTTTAATAATCTCAGGCTGAACGCTGCGAAGTGTTGGATAAATAAACCAACCGCGTGACCCGCGACCTTCACGCCCTGACCACACTGGGAATTGCTTCAAGCGATTTGAACCAAATTCAATGCCGCCCCATAGTTGCTGGGTTGTGCCGCCACCTGAAAATTTTTGCCGTGCGAACCCGTATGAAATCTCACCTACTTTGGATTTCTTTGAAACCGTTGCACCTGTCGCAATACGCACCGCGCCAATTGTGTTTGATCGCGTAGACGCGGCAGCGTCCACCACTTTGGACTTTACGTAATCTGCCAATTCGCTAGATGTTTTTTGTGCTTGCGCGGTTGCCTGGTCGTCCATTGCTTTGAATGACCGTTTAATGGCGTTCAATTCAGCCTTGTCATAACTGATTGCTTCAGTTGCCATTTGCGCGCCTTTCCAAGATTTCGATAACGGTCAGAATGTCCTCAGCAGAATCAAATTCATTTGGTGATAGCCCCGTTGCCAGGGCTATCTCCCAAACGATTCGACTTAGGCTTCCGACGGGATAACTTTTGGGTTTGCCTCACCAACTATCACTTCAGAAATGGTTTCTGTCCATGCTTCGATCGGCTTGACTGGTTTCCCAGCGGCTTCCCGCTTCATGGCGTGATAAGCAAGAAATACAAGATCGGAAATTCCTATCTTTTCTTGCGCCTGTGAAATTGTGTGACCCGTATGTTTTTCCCACTTTACCCATTCAGGCGGTGCTGCCGTGTAGGTGATCTGGTCGCCATTGTTGTATTCAATTGTTATTGGTAACTTCATTTTGTCTCCCGATTGTTATTTCTTAGCTGAATGTCTCAGTAGGTGTTCCCACTACGACAAATGATAGGTCAACGGTCTGCGCGTCAGGTGCTGCCCCGCCGACTGCTGGGAATACTGGCATTACGTTGAACGCAAAAACTGCGCCAGTCACGGCAGTCAATGAAACCGCCAATGTTGTGTTTGGTGCTGATTCGCATGCTGACCACAATGCTTCGCATAGTGATCCAGTTGCGCCCCAGTCTGCAAGCATTGAAACGTCAAATGTCCACTGATCGTCAATGTGCTTGTAAGCCTTGCCGTCAAGTGTTTGGTAAGTCTCCACGGTTGGTGAATTTGCTAGCGTCGCACTGGTCGCCTGTGCGTCGTAATTTACGGTTGCAATGGTCACGACTAGATCGCGACCCGTTATGATTGTCGTTGGCATTTTGTCCCCTAGGTTGTTTGTGTGTAGTAAGTCGAAACGTTTATGTCGGCAACCAGCATGGGAGATTGTCCAACCTCCAAGACCGTTGGCTTTTCAATGACGCCTACGACGTATCCCGCTGGCATTGCAGCAAGAATTCCGATTATCAGTTTTTCCAGATTGTCCAGTGACGCCGCGTTGCTGTTTGACGCAACAATTGCACTGATTGCAAAATTTAATTTGACCTTTGTTGAAACCTTGCCGATTAACGCAACCTCCATGTAGGGCGAATCTGGCACGATCACAATTGCGGGCGGGATCGGCGATTCAGGAACGCTTGAATAGCATGTGGCAGATAACGCGCTGAACGCATTGGCTAATGCGGCACGTGTTTCGGCGATTGAATTGGCTGGCATTATTGGCAAATTCCTTCGACGTCTAAAAACGGCTGAAGTAATGTGGAAACCCTATTGGTGAGACTGCGACCCATGCGATACGGGGTGCTGGCAAAATCTACGCCCTGAATCTCGCCGCCTGCTGCAACGCGTGACTGAAATACTTCAACGCTGACTGCAAGGACTGCCGATTCGATTGGCGCGCTAGTTGCGTATAAATCAGCTGCTGAATAGCCTTGAAGTGTTGCTGTACCCATTGGAATGATTTCGCGCAATGTGACATTTGATGAAGTCAATGCAACGGTGAATGAATACGGTGTCGCGCTGACGACTGTGAATGTTGCGCTAAACGGTGCTGGCAAACCTGTCACAATTACGGTTTGACCTGCAACAAAATGATGATCGCGCTGCGTGTAGAAATAAGCGACGTTTGATTCTAATTTGTACGACTGAATTGCTGAAGTATTTGCGACCAGCATTGGCAAAATGACTGCCTCGCTGGTGTTGATTATTTCGTCCAGATAACTGTCACTGTATAAGGAAACGGACACGCCAAGCACCGTACGCAATTGGCTTGCTGTGACAATGGCTGGCATGTCCGTTCCTTTCGATCGGCTGCGGCGAGATCGGGAGAACCCGCCGCATGATTAGTTTTGGCTATTACGCCTTATTTACACCAAATGCGCCGCCCGCGATCTTTGTGGCGACTGCACCGAATGAATACACGCCCACGGTGATTGAACCGTCAGCAGTTGATTCTGCGCGTAGTTGGTATGAAGTTCCTTCGTACCATGTGTATGCGTCTGGGTTGATGACCATGATTGAATCGTCAATGTCTGTAGTCGCAGCAGTGTTTGCTGTGACGTATAGATCAAGCCCTGCAATGTTTCCACGCAATGAGGTTGGTGTTACTACGCCACCAGCGTTTGAAGGCTGTGAAGCGTTGTAAATTGGACGTCCAGCGTCGTTCAGTGACATTGCGTTTGACCACTGTGAAGTGTTCATAAGAATGTTACGTGCAAATGGATTTGCTAGTCCAGCAGTTGCGCCGTAAACGCTTGCTGCACCACGTGCAACAAAACCAAGCAATTCAGCTGCTGTTGGGTATGTCGTGATTGTTGTTGCGTCAGCAGTTGCGCCCGCGACTAGTTGATCGTTGACGTACTTATCTTGCGCCTTTGCCATGGCTGCGACCATGTTTCTCAATAATTCATCATAAAATAACGGCGAAGTGCGGGTCAGCAATTCCACTGAAAATTTTTGTTGTCCCGCAAATTTCTTGACGTCCACGGAAAGAAACGCTGAGTTTTGGTCTGTTTCTGAAAACGCTGCGTCTTCAGCAACAACCGCAACGGTTGGTGCAACGGTGATCTTTGGAATTTCAAATGTCATGCCAGCGTCAGGCAATGAACCACGACTGATCGCGTCAATGCTTGGACGGACTGTTGTTGATAATCCGTTGATTACTTCGGACAATTGGCGTGTGGGTACCAAACCTGCATTGTCTGTGGTGTTATCAGCGGCTAAAACGTACTGGCGCGCAGTTTCGTCGCCTGTCGCTGCTAGAACCTTATTTTCTAGGTACTTTGCAGCAGTGATTTCAATGCGTGGTGTGGCGTTCCAGCCGCCCACCTTGTTTGATGTTGCTGTGACTGACTGTGCGGCTTCTACCGTCTCAACGGCTTCCGCTTGTGTGACGGTGTTGTCCACTTCGTCTCCTTCGTTTGTTGGTGTGACTTCAGGTTCGATTGTCGAATCTGAAACTTCGTTTTCGTCCTCAGTTGCCGCGACCGATTCAACGCGGGCTGATCTGATTGCGGGTTCGCTTGTTAATGCAACGGCTGTCAATTCACCTGCAAGAATTCTTACTGTGCCGTCCTTCAATGTTTCGTATTCGTCAAACGAAACTTCAACACTGAAACCGTCGCGCAAACCTTCCATGGCTTCAACCAGTGCGTCGTTGCCCGCAGTTGTCTCAGCGATCTTGAAAGTTGCGTCAATGCCTGCGTTATCAGCTGACAATGATGTTTCTAACGTCTTGCCAATTCTGCGTGTGCGATCATGTTCAAGATTAAGCAAAACGGCAGTCGGTTCAATTGAACCAGCAGCAAATTGCACCTTGCCAATTGACGCGTTGCCTGTTTCCTCAAATGTCACAATGCGACCGGAAATTGTTCGACTGTTTGAATCAGCAGCCGTGATTTTCATTGGTGTGATGACTTTTTTCATAGCAGCATGTCCTCTTCCTCGCGTATTTCTTCGATCGACATTGCGCCGATTCGATTTAAGATTTCATAAACCTGCGCGCGTTCGTAAGGGTTACCGCGTAGGAAATCGTCAAGATCAAACAACACGCGATTACCTGCGGGCGTAAAATCTGGGAACGATAAACGTTGTTCAATAATTGACATGTAATTTCTAAACGCGAAGTCCACAAGGTCGCGACGCTTATCCAATGCGTTGGAATACGTGAAACTAGATTGTTGTGAATCGGTGAAGTATGCAGGCAAACCGCAAGCACGTGATAATTCTAAAGATACGTAATTTCTTGCTTCATTTAACTGCAAATTGCGCGGATCGTAACCAATTGTTTCCAGTGTTACGTCAGCGTTCAAAAATGCTGTGCTGCGTGAAGCACGTGCGGTTTTCCACGCAGTCAGCAATTTCGATACGCGATCTGCTGGCAGTGATGTGCCATTTGATTTCAAAACCATTTGTGGAATTGGTTCGTTTGCAAAATTCATTGCTGCACGTTCCAATGACGCGGCTGCCTTGATTGTGCGACCTGCACGACTTAGCAAACCTTCCTGCGTGTTATTGAATACAACCAAATTTGAAGGGTCAACGTAAGCACCGTCAATTGCGTATGACGCAATTTCATAACCCATGCCGTTCGTTGTAATTGTTACGCGTTCAGGGGCAATGCGTTCCATTGCGCGAATCTTGCCTGTGTCTGCATAACGTTCCATAACGTATGCGTACGCAGCAGGGTGAAAGAATAAATCGGAAATGATCCAGCCCCAGAATGTTGCACCTGGGATACGTGGATCAGGTTGGTTGATAACGCGAGGCTGTGTGACCTTTTCGCCTGTTGCTTCATTGCGTGTGTGCATTGGTAGTGATCCAATTGTTTGGATAATTCCTAACGCACGTGCAACGGTTGGCACTGACATTGCTTCAGCGCGTGAAGCAGTTACTATCCCGCCGAATAGAAATAGATTTCCTACTTCACTGTAATACGGCGCGATAGCAGCTGCGTCCACCTGTGCGGCTTCAACCGTGACGGCAGTATCAGCCTTACGTGCGAATAGATCAGTAAATCCCATGCCCGAATTCTTGCAGGCTTATACGATCAACCAACCATGATGTCAAGATCATTGTCTGGGCGTGTCGCGAAGTGTGTGGCGAGGCTGACTGCCACTGCGCCGCAAACGACCGATTGTGACGCGCGCCTTCCAATAACCCAGCCGCCGTCCCCACGACGTAACTGCACCGCTGCCAAAACTTCCTCCGATAATTGGCTTTGACCCCTGTGCTTTAGACGACCGCTGTTGATCGCTGACAGCATTTCGTCACACGCCTGCGGGTAAGCATTGTCCATGTCAAAAACGGGAATTCCCGCTGGGGCTAAACGCGCCGCAACCGCGCCACTGGTTTTGCGGCTGTATAGGACGTATTCCGTTGGATACCTGCGGGCATAATCTGCAAGGTCATTTGCAATTGCCTTGTCATCTAACTGCAATTCGTTTGACCAGGTATGCAGCAGTTTGACCACAAACTTTTCGTCACCCAATTTTTGCGCGCCAACCAAACTGGCATGACGGCGATCTGGTGAAAGGTCAATGGCCAACCAAGTCAATTTGTCAAGGTCAAGGTCTGCGGTTTTGTCCAGGCAATTACCCCATGAGGCTGCGTCAACCGCGCTGTTGATTGCCACAACCCAGCGGCACAACACCTCAGTCATTACAACGTCAGGAGGATCGTTCAAAACGCTTTTCACGTTGTCGGCATGAATCAGTGTTCCCATTGAAGGATTACTGTGCCGCGCGTTTTCCACACTGATTTCGTCGGTTGGTGCTGACCATTCAAAATAACCAATGTCGTCCTCAACCCCTGCAATGCTTGCAAGCGCGCGATCGCGGAATTGGTTCAGTACGACTGACGCGGAATCACCTGCGTTTGTATACGCCATGACCATTGGGTTTGCCGCTGCCATAAGGGTGTACCTAAGACTGGCAAAACTTTCAATGTCAGTCATTTCACGCAATTCGTCCAAGTGAATTGTTGACGGACGGGAAACGCCGCGAGCAGCTGATCCGCCAGCACGGACAATGAAACGGTTGCCCATTTTGGTTTCGATTTCCTCACCGCCATGCTGCCAGCGAATTTTCTTGACCTGCTTTGCTAATGAATCATTGGCTTCGATCACCTGAACCATTGCGCGAAACTGTTCCAGGGACGTGGACAGGCGGTGCGCCGATCCAATTTGCAGGGTTTCATTCCACAAAAACAAACCGCCCAGAATTCTGATCTGCTGCAAAAACGATTTACCGTTTTGCCGTGCCACCACAATGCAATTGACTGGGGTCGCCCACCTGCCGTCAGGCTTGACCTTATGGCTGTTTATAAGCGCAAATTTTTGCCATTCAAGCAGTTCGATCTTTAAACTGCTGGCTAAATCAACCAATTCGTGCCCCCTAGACGGTAAATCGTTCAGCGGCGTGTGAATTCGGGGCGTTTGTACGCCGATTAGGGCGTTTTCTAGGTCTGCGTCCCTACCCAAAACCGTTTCAAGCCCTTTCGGGGCTTCTACGGGGCTGCTGTGACCTTTTGTGACCTTCCTAGTCATTTTCGTGGCTTTTCGAATCGTTTTGGGGGGAATGTATTCCATGAAGGGTCAGGGGTGTAGTAGCCGTGCTAAAAAACCTACCCCCCTTCGCACTATTGCATGAAATGCACAAGGTTTGCAGATTCCAGTCGTCATCACCACCTCCCATGCTTCTTGGGACTATGTGATCCACTGAATTGCCTTCCATTCCACAAGCCTGGCAGGTATGACCGTCTCGTTGCAAGATTCGCTGTCTAATCTTTCGCCACTTCGCTGTTGATCCGTTGTCCTTCAATGCACTGGTCATCAGTACCACCCATTTTTCAAATGAAATGCCCATGCCTTGCAATGACCTAAGTGTCGTGCCTTGTTGTATTTGATTGTTGCGTCTATCTGTCTGTATGGATCAAGATCGCGATACCAGGTAGATCGCATTTGTCCTAAGCCATAGTGCGAACCGTTACGCGCAGTAAATGACCACCGACTTTCGGCAGTTATGATCTTGTTGAAGCATTGGAATTCCTTGTAATTGACTATCCGTGAATGTGCATAGAGTTTCAGCTGATCTATTGAATAGTTTGATGAATGTGCGTTGTGTATCCCTGTTGTCGAAGTAACCGCCAAAATGGCAATACTCGCCCATAAACGCTTACTGCGCTTCAGCGAACTAACCGCGGTGGCGGTTCGCTTCTCGCGAAGTAATCGTATCGTGCATGTCAAATGTTTAATAACTTTACGCATGGGCTTGGGCGTGTCCCACAGGCTTTGAACACCTGTGCATAACTTCTGTGGATAACTATTCATTGACCACCCCAGCCTTTACCTTTGAATGAAATGCCTGGGGCTGAATAGATTCTGTTCATTGGTTGCCCGCAGCATTGTGCATTTCGTTCCTCATGGATTGACCGATCCACTTCAACACGGATTTGGCACACCTGGCATGCAAATTCATAGATTGGCATTTGAATCCCCTATCTGTGCAACTGTCATACAACTGCACACTGTGCATTGAATAGTTTCGACATTCGGTGGCAGTAGATCGGTTATCTTGTGTATCAACTGCTTTGTTATTTTCTTGCATTTGCGACATTCAAATTGCAGCGTTTCCATAGGTTGATCTCCTTAGGTTTTCTATCGGCTGAAGGTTGATTTGTGTCACCCACCAATTAGGTTGCTTGGAATGACGGTATTTGGGGCGTTTTGCCATGGCAATTGGTATCCACCCAGCAATGAAGTAATGGGGTGCTTGTCCAGTGACCAAAACTGCAATGTCATTGGGGCGGTCGTATTCGTGAACGATCAGCTGACCTGCAACGTATTTTGTCCACCGTACTTCAATGGCATTTCCCACGTCTGCCTTATGTTTCAATTTCTGTTCATACGGGTCAAATGGGAGATCAAAATACTTTGCCACAACCCATTCACTGCCAATGGCTTCAGCCGTTTCCGTTAGGTATTCATAGGTAGTCAAGTCCTTTTGATACCGCTGCGGGTTGTCAATGCCTTTGTGTGTTTCGGTTTCCCATTTAATTGCAGATAGCATGCAGATCATTTGTTCGTCGTGCGTCAGTGTCATTTTCACCTGCACACCG